AAAATATCATTATGAAAACACCCAGCCACCCGGTTGGTTTGTTGGACGTCCAACGAAGAAAGGAGGCGTAATATGAATATAGTTCTAGTTACAGGCGGCTTTTGATCCATTGCATTCTGGACATATTGCATACTTGCAGTATGCAAAGGCGCTAGGCGATATGTTGATTGTTGGCGTTAATAGCGATGCTTGGTTAATTCGTAAAAAAGGGCAACCTTTCATGCCAATTGTCGAACGGACTGCAATTGTACAGCAGTTGAAAATGGTAGATGGTGCAATATTATTCAATGATAATGACGATACTGCTATGGAAGCCATAAAGAATGTTCGTATGCTGTATCCCAATGACACAATTATATTTGCAAACGGTGGCGACCGTACTGCAATTAATATCCCCGAAATGACTGTACAAGACGAAAATCTAATCTTCAAATTTGGAGTTGGTGGCGAAAATAAAATGAATTCAAGTAGTTGGATTCTGCAGGAATGGAAAGCTCCAAAAACAGAACGCACGTGGGGATACTATCGAGTATTACATGAGGTGGATGGGTGTAAGGTAAAAGAGTTAACAGTTATGCCAGGACAATCGCTTAGTTTACAACGTCATGCACATCGGCACGAACTTTGGCATGTTACAAAAGGTAAATGTGCCGTTGACCAGTCTTTGAATGATAGTTTAAATTTATCTACTGTAGAGTTGGTAGTATCACAACAGATTGCTATCCCACAATACAGTTGGCATAGATTATATAACCCATATGATGAACCTTGTAAAATTGTAGAAATCCAATATGGAACTGTGTGTATAGAAGAAGACATTGAACGAATATGTTAAGAACCCTGCCTTAGGGACCGTGGGCGTAACGGTGAAGTGGGCTTGCTCACTTAGGCGTCCGGACAATTGTACTGCACCCCGTTAGTGTGCTCCGTATTAAGTAAGCGGAAATTATTAATATTATGAAAAAAATCAGTAGACACGGAAAAGACATTTACTTTGATAGAATTATTGCATTTGGTTGCTCATATACATCTGGGATGGAACTAGTAGATCACAAATATTATCCAGGAAATTTAGGAGCAGTCATCGTAGATGATATAAAACGAAATAATGCAGGCAACAAATATACAACGGGTCAAACCGCATTCTATTCTACGTTTAGTGATGTTCAATTTAGACAAATAGAGAACCATCAAAAAACAGTAAGTTGGGTAGCAACGCTTGCGCATAAGTTTGGTGTGCCATGTATTAACAATGGCCGTATCGGGTCGTCAATGCAAGAGATAGTATATGACATAGAACTTAATATTAGCAAAGGCAATATACGTGACACTGACCTGGTAATCGTCGGATGTACTTCAATGGACCGCTGGATGTATTTTAAAAACGGAATCCATTCTCAGTAAGATTTCACTTTCTGAAAAACTGGCCAGACGATGAATTGTTTAAAATGTTTACAATGCACATGGCAACGGACGAATTCTTAATATACAACTATTATAACAGTATTAAGTACTTAGATTTGCTATCAGATCGGTTATCTGGACGGCTACTGCAACAATATATGCACACGACAATGAATGACTACAATGATAGAATTAAATATGCAAGCAAAAATGAGTTAACGTCATTAATAAGTCTTAGTGCTGGTAGTTTTGAATCAATAATTGATGAAACTAAAACATTAATGTCAATGGCAGCTAATAATACTAGAGTACATGGATTTGGTCATCCCGACAAGGGGACTCACGACGCATTTGCACAGCATATATATGATAAACTAGTATGATGTTATACATAACGAGCAATATTACTATATAACAACGTAGTTTACTCGTAAGTTTTTCCAATAAAAATTCAAAACCGTGTCATACGGTACCCTAAGATAGGACGTGTCGGTTGTCCTATCTTCTTGACATTTGCTAAGTATTTTGCTATAATAACTTAATGAAAGTTATGATTGTCAATTATGGAACGTGCAGGATACCTGCCAAGTAGCCATGACGTTGACTTGCCATAGCATCGCGTCCCTTGCTTAATCTCACAACATTGAGTTACTAGACAATGCCATATTGTCGCTAGCATAAGGAGGCACTAATAAAAAGGAAAATGTTCATGAAAATGATCTATAAATTTATTTTGGATACATCAATGCTATCATTAGAACGGGTACTATTTAAAATTGTCATTGTAATAGTAATGGTGGCCCTTGCAGTATCAACAGCAATGGCTGAAATATCAAAGGAATTTGAAACGGTGCAGCTTATTGGCTACGCACCTGCATATGGAAATGAAACCACTGATCAACGGCTTCGTCGGCTATTGAGCACTAGCATTGAAGATAGTGGCGGTATGAAAACTGCAATAGCTGACAAGCAAGTACGGTGTTTAGCCGAGAATATTTACTTTGAGAGCAGGGGAGAGAGTTTGCTTGGACAGGTTGCAGTGGCGAAGGTAACGGTAAATAGACTTGATGAAGGATATGCAAGTACGATATGCGGAGTTGTAAAAGCTAAGGGACAGTTTTCATGGGTTGGCACTAATATTAGCAAGCCATTTGGAGATATGTGGGAACAGGCGGTTGGCATAGCATTGCTAATATTAAATGGCGATCATTACATTAAGGATCCAACCAATGGGGCAACGTATTTTCATGCAACGTATATTGTATTTCAACCGGGCTGGAGAAGAGTTAAATCTTCCGTGCTCAAAATTGGAAACCATGTGTTTTATCGAGTAAGACCAAAAGAGGCAAAATGAAAAAATTATATCAAGCTAGATTATTAGAAATACGCGGCACTGACACGCTTGACGTAGAACTAGATCTAGGTTTTAATGTATATACCCGTCAGAAAATTAGATTGTTTGGCGTGTCTTCGTGCGGGCAAGATGCAAACGTTCGGACAGTGCTGATTGAATTGTGCAAAGATGGATTTATAATCGAACCCATTATTACGAAACGTGCAAAGCTTGGCCGCGTATTAGGATGGGCGTACATCGCCAACGAAGCCGGCGAACCAGGATTAAATCTAAATGAAGCACTAGTAGAACAAGGACTCGCAACTAGTTTTCAAGTTGACGAAGAAGAGGACGAATGATGCATATATCAAATACAAAATACATGGCAGTGCTAATCCTGGCAACAGCATTGGCACTTAGTTCAACTGCGGCGTATTACTCCATAGTTGGACTAATGACAATCTTTGCAGCAATGCCCATATCAGTTGCAATCATGGGATCTATATTGGAGGTGGCAAAACTTGTTACTGCAAGTTGGCTGTATAACTATTGGGCGCGTATTCCAACATTTCTCAAAATTTATCTAAGTGGGGCAGTTGTTATTCTTATGGTGGTTACTAGTCTTGGTATCTTTGGTTATCTAAGTAAAGGCCATGCTGATCAAAACTTAATAAGTGGCGACGTGATTAGTAGAATTGCAGTGTATGATGAGAAACTAAAAACTGCCAAAGATAATATTGAAAGTAATCGCAAACAACTTAAACAAATGGATGAGGCGGTTGACCAAGTAATGGGGCGAAGCAAAGACGAGCGTGGAGCAGCAAGGTCAAATAATATCCGTAGGTCGCAGCAGCGTGATCGTACTGCTCTTGCAAAAGATATTGAAGCCAATCAAAAGATTATTGTTACAGTAAATGAGCAGGTCGCTCCTATACGTGCTGAACTACGAAAAGTTGAAGCCGACGTAGGACCAATCAAATATATCGCTAAGTTTATATATGGCGATAATCCTGATCAGAATCTTCTTGAGAAAGCAGTTACGGTTGTTATTATCTTATTGATTATAGTATTTGATCCGGTGGCAGTGTTGCTTGTTATTGCAGGTAGCATGACATGGCGGTGGTCTCATAACAAGATCATTGCAAGACCAAAACGAGAAGAAGAGCCGGCAGTGGAGGATGTTAAACTGGCAGCAACTATAGCGCCCTTGGTGCCAATATCTGTCTACGATGAGCAAGTACCGCAAACAGAGTCAATGGAAATTACCAACAAAGAATGGGATGCCGCGGTCAATGAACTCTCATTGGTGGAGAAGGAAGCGGTTGCAGACGAGGCGTTCCGACCAATAAGTAATGCTGAAGAAGTTATAGCGCCAACAAGTACCGTCAAAACAGTGACAGAAGAACTTACAAAGAGGAATAGGGGCCAAAGTTGGTTTTCAGCAGTGTTGCCAAAGAAAGATAATTAAAGGACTATTTTGAAAGATTCAAACGTATATGTGGTTAGTCCACCTACATTACACATTCCCGCAAGCGGACTAAGCATCTGCCTTGTTAGCAATGACAAAGCATGGCAAGATGAAGTAATTGAGATGGTCGAAGAAGGGGTACAATCCGATCAACTTACCTTTTATGCTAACGAATCTGGACACCCAGATCCCAAGGCATGGATCTGGTATTGGCATGTTGTTGATAATTGTCAGCTTGTTATTGTTGATATGTCAACATGCTCAGAGCATGAAATTCGCATGGCATTGGCGATGTGTAAATTAGAGCACCCAGTCGTCTTCTATGTAAAGCCCGGAAATGATGAGTTCATTACATTGCTACATGCAATTCAAATCCCGTCATTCTCTGACATAGCATCACTTAGCAATCTTTTGGAGTCTAGTTTTGGATAAAGTACAAAATCTTGTATGTAGTTTCTGTAATAAACACAGAGACGAAGTTGATGCGCTAATTGCCGGCGATAGCGCATATATATGCAATTCTTGCATCAACTTATGTTTAGAAGCATTGTCCACCAATAAAGGAACAGCACCTTCTACATTTGACGATGCTACTACTCCGTTGGAAATTAAGACATACCTTGACCGATTCATTATTGGGCAGCATATGGCTAAGCGTCAATTAAGTGTAGCTGTACGTAATCACTATAAACGACTTAGTCAAGGTAGCGACAACGATCTTATTAAGAAAAGTAATGTATTGTTAGTGGGACCATCTGGTAGCGGTAAGACTTTACTTGCCAAAAAGCTTGCCGAGAGAATCAACGTCCCGTTTGCAATGGCCGACGCTACTACATTAACTGAATCTGGGTATGTAGGTGATGACGTCGAAAGTGTCATCCACCGTTTACTGCAAAGTGCAGATGGTGATATTAAGAAGGCAGAGAGTGGTATCATCTACATTGACGAAATTGATAAGAAGGGTCGTAAGAGTGAAAGTGCCAGCATTAGCCGAGACGTAAGTGGCGAAGGCGTACAGCAGGCATTGTTAAAACTTATTGAAGGTACCGAATGTCGTGTCCCGGTTACTGGTGGAAGAAAACATCCAGCTGGTGCCACTAATGTAGTCAATACAAAGAATATCTTATTCATATTGGGCGGCGCATTCATTGGTCTTGACGAGCAAGTCAAGAAACGTATGACCGGTGGTATAAAGATTGGATTTGGTGCAGAGATTGGCACTGCCGATATAAAAACTGATCATTGGATTGCCAATGTAGAGCCCGAGGACTTTGTTAAATTTGGAATGATTCCTGAGTTTATGGGACGTATTCCAGTTATTGCTGCCCTTGATACATTACTTGCCGAAGACCTTGTTCGTATTATGTGTGAGCCCGAAGATAGCATTGAGAAAGAGTTTACAGCGATATTTAAGATGGATGGTGTTGAGTTAGAATTCACTCATGAAGCACGTATTGCTATTGCAGAGAAAAGTATTGCTAAGAAAACAGGCGCTCGTGGGTTGAGGAACATTATTGAAACAATTTTGTTGGATATTCAGTTTAATCTACCAGAATTAGCAGCAGAAGGGTTAAGTAAGTGTATAATTACTGCGACAACAGTGGAAGACCACTCGCCTGTCAAGGTGTTTACAAATATAACGGCAGCATAAAATACATGAGAGACAATCCAAATAAAAATACCCGAAAGAAGGGTACAATAGTAATAGTCCAAGATGGCAATTTAGAGAAAGCATTGCGCAAGTTTAAGAATAAAATTGAAGATAATGGGTTACTTGAGGAACTCAAGGAACGCGAGGCGTTTATTAAGCCAACTATGGCTCGAAAAGTTGCAAAAAGCAAAGCACGTTGCAGGTGGCTCAAACAAGTAGCGTCAAACGGTCTTGGAGCATTAAAAAGAATGTATTGACATTGCAACGTTTTTGTTGTACAATTAAGTGTCACTATATTATAGTGATTCCCAAACTAAATAGTATGTAACAACATGGAAGATATAATGACTACTGATACCGAAACAATTAAGAAAACCAACAACGTAATTGGTGTTAAAGAACCAGAGCGATTTCGCGTAGTGGTCCTAAATGATAATGCAACACCAATGGAATTTGTAATCTAACTGTTAAAAGTTATATTCCATCGCGACCAAGAAGCAGCGGTCCAAATTATGTTACAGGTTCATCAACAAGGCAAAGGCACTGCCGGAGTCTATAGTTACGAAGTTGCTGAACAAAAGGCAATGGAATCAACGCAGATTGCTCGAACGAATGGTCACCCATTGGGCGTAAGTGTTGAACTTGCAGGCTAATGCAATCAATGACATACCTCGTAAGCTAATTATTGATTTAGATGACACTTGCGTTGATACCGTTGGTGCATTAGTAAAATGGCTGCATAGTCTTAACAGGCTTAGCAATGCTACAAACACCCCGTTGTTGCTACGAGAGCACCTTGGAGCATGGCTTGGCGTACCAGAAGAACTTGCAGCCTTATGGAACCACGAATTTCTCTCAGAATCGTGGCAATGGGGTGCCACGTATCCAATACTAAACTCCCAAGCAGTGTTACCAAGCCTGCATAAACAAGGGTGGTACATTATTGGTTATAGCCGCGCTCATGGTGCTTTGCATCGTGCGATACTAAAACGTGCTAATCTTGAACTTGTTTTCCCAAACGTATTCCGAGATTTAGTAGTGGTTGATAAAACAACAAAACTATATCCATTGCTCAAAGAACACGAAAATGCAGTGTGTGTGACAGCCACCGAAGCAACTGCAAGGGCAAGTGCAAGTGCTGGACATGCAACATTTCTAATTGACCACCCGTGGAATAGGGACGTAGATGATCTGACTATTCGACGCTTCAATAATTGGGACGAAATTAATCAAGTATTGATGCTTATGCCTGTATAGGGTATTAAGCAAGCAGTTCAAGAAATTTGTTTAATAACTAAATAGAGCGTTCGCAATAACCAGGGGGATTTATGGCAAAGCTCCAGTTAAATACGCTTGTTAAGTATGCCGATAAACAAGGCAACAAGTCACCAACAGTTGTCACGGCTGATATGGTAATATCAATATACAATGCTGTTAACAATGCAGTTTTTAATGGGATGTTGACCATGCCAAAAATTGTCGTCCGCAGTTACACTAAACGTGGCATTTGGGGCGAATGCGAAGGATGGCAACGTGGTTCACGATGGGGCAAGCATTATACTGTAGTAATCCGCATAGAAAAACAATTTCCAAACATAAAGAAGCTAATCAGAGTCGTTGCTCACGAAATGGTACATCAATACGAATGGGATTATCAGGGTGTTATGACGCACGGAGCAACATTCTTTGCATGGGAAGAACGCCTTAAATCCAAAGGAATTAGACTAGCAGTCATTCAATAAACGTATAAATAATTGTATGAACAGTACCAATCTTATCTATGCACCTGATGTAGAATTAGACATAGAGTATATTAGAACATTAGTTTTCGACGAACAATTTAAATCGCAAGTGGGGTTGGCCCCACATCAACGTAGAGTAAAAGATGACCATTACATGACCTCTATTAGAGATCAGTTTCCATTCCTTAGCGAGTTATACAATATATATACTATTCATAGTGGCAAAGGTATTCCATTGCATATAGATGCAGCTAGAAATTGTGCCTTTAACATTCCTATAAGTGGAACAGAAGAGTCAGATACTATATTTTACAAGTTAGAAGACAATGTAGAGTTAGAATACGATGCAGCCCGTGTGTACAATTTAGTGCGATCTCCAGTGACTGAAATTTTTAGATTTGTGTTACTACATCCAACACTTATTAACAATTTAATTCCGCATGAAGTTATTAACCGCGGCATATCTAATAGAGTTATTCTTAGCTGGAGTGTTCAGCAGCAATATTCATTCGAACATGCGTGTGTGCTATTTGAAAGTAGTAAATGAACAACTACTACAGCAAACTTAATTTGGATATCAACATAGATATTGACTTTGAGCAGTACAAAACGTCAATTGTCCAGGCCCGCGTTCCCAATAGCATCATTGATGATGCTGCACATGCTACCCTTTTAAAGGAGTTTAATATTCAAATCCAATGGCTTGAAATGTTTTATCTAAAACCTTTTGCTAAACATCAAATTCACGTCGACGGTCACGAACTCAATGACAAGGCAAAACTTAACTACATTGCCGGCGGCCAAGGAAGTAATATGATATGGTACAGACCAAATAACGTTAACAACATTACATCGGGAATTAGCATGGCTAATACTAAATATCTTAGAATACCCGATAAGGATGCAATAGAAGCTGAAAGACAAGAGCTACACCATTTTAATATTGTAAATGTAGGTTGTTTACATACTGTTGAGAATGCCGACAAAGATAGGTATTGTTTGAGTATTGCTCTTAATGATGCTACTACTGCAGAACGGTTAACATACCCGGAATTACAAGAACGATTTAAATTGTTTATAATTACGGTATAAATAATGTTAGTAGATTAGAGAAATATTTTAGCACAATAGCAACCATACATCAAAATGGCGCAATCTGATCATTGAAAGTAATCAAAGAAGAATTAGAAAATCTAATATGACACTATTTAATAAATCAAATCCAAATGCAGTGCAAGGTGCCGGTGTAAGCGGCAGCAGAGTTGGTATAAACATTGAACGATGCCATACTATGCCTGGAGTGTTGGAATGTGAAATGGCATTGAGTCAAATTGGCAATTTTGAACCACTTGACTGGAAAATAGACGTACTAGGGTTAGAAGGGGTCATTAATCAAAAGTATTCAAACGATTGGGTTGATTATTTACCGCGCTCAGACCGTCCAAATAATCGTAAGTCTATGACACTTACTACCATCGAAGGATGGGATCATACTATTGCCCCAAGCATCCCCGAGGCAGCAAACAAACTTGGTCGTATCCCTGATGAGAAAGAATTTTGCAATCCGACACAATTATATCTTGATTGCGATATTCCGCCACCAGGTGGATTAATAAGCCTTAAAGGATTCCTTGACGAGTTTACTCCGTTAGGAAGATCATTCATTATTAACAGTAGCATCGGTGGCTATTTTGTCCCGCACCGCGACCATCCTGGTATGCCAAGGCCTTGCTTTAGGTTGGTGGCATTTCTTAAGAACTGCGGACCCATGGAGTACGATTGGCTGTTGGGCGCAGATCAAAAATTAAACATCGAACTTGGACGAGTATATTACGTCAACACCCGTATGACACACCGCACTATGTCGTGGGTAAACGACTCTTGGCATTTGATTTTAAATGTACCGTTTACTGTGGCAAATGTAGATAAAGTATTGAAGCATTTACAACATAGGCACTAATATGAGAATTACCGTTGGCAAGGACGATTACATAAAACAAATCGATATAACTTTGCCAGAGAATGTCGAACGAATTGGAGTAATGTTAAGTGGCGGCGCAGACTCTGCAATACTGTTATACCTCATTGCTCTTGAGCATAAGATGTCTAACAGTACTCAGACTATCACTCCCTTCACAGTTGCAAGAGCCGATGGCGCGTGGGATTACGTTAGCCCAATAGTTGATTGGATTAATACAAAACTTGATATAAATTTACCGCGGCCGATTAAAGTGGGCGATCCAACATTACATCACAGTCAGCAAAGCCGCAGCGGGCACCAAGACGCAATAACTTTGCATAATATGCAACATGTATTTTATGGTAGTCAAGCACATCCACCTGTACCTATGCCCGGCGAATACCCGCAGCGTCCATCTGTTGTTTATTTTCCAGGAACAACATGCCCATTTGCATTAGTTGACAAACGGCACACACTTAGCTTATACAAGACATTTAATGTTTGGCCGTTAATTGAATTAACACATTCGTGTACTGCACTAACTGTTGGACGTTGCAGCGAGTGTTATAACTGTAAAGAACGTGCCTGGGCGCTTGGGGCGCTTGTCTTTACTGACCCTGGCCAGAAGTAAAAATACTAAGGCCTAGTTTCTTCTCATACCCTTGCCGCGTAAATGCTGAACTTACATGCAACCTATTGCGAGGGAAGGTAATAGGGATGCCTGGTATCCATTGAAAATTTTTATCAACGCTTAGTCCCACAAAGTTACTTGGATTCAAATGAGGACAGTGATCAATTAGCAGGCCGTCGATAGTCTCGCCATCGTCTTTATTCCCTACATCCCTATAGTTGCCAACTACTATATTGTATTCACTTTGCACATTTGGTGTGCCACGCACGAAAAATGCTGCATCGCCGTCCCATGTTTGATTTAGAATTAGTAATCGCACATTTTCTGGCTTTGTAATTCCAATGGTGTTTGGCGTAAGGCTCAGAGGAAATACAAAGGTCTGCAACACATTGTCTGGGCCATCTTTGCCAGTATCAGCATGAATGCGATAACCAACACTCGTCTCGAAAAAGTTGCCGCCATTCTGTTTCCATGTTCCTTCTCCAAGAACACTGTCAATTATGGGCTTGACGATTTCCATAGCAGGACCAGTATCTAATCCGAAACTTCGTCCAGGATACGATTGAAACTCTTTATTATTTAAGAAGCAAGCAATGAGGTCCATTCGTTGCTGTAGGCCCAGTTCTGGTAATATTTGCGGCAGGATATTCATACAGTTATTTATGTTGTAAAGATACAACAGCCGAAGCTTGACAAGTGGCTCGTATGATGCTACAATAAACTATCACATGAATAGAAAATGATATGACCCCAGACGAAAGAAAAGCGTACCTGAAGGAAAACAAACTACCTATTGCTGCCGCCTGGGCATTGGTAGCGCATGCTGACCGCATAAATGAAGGGGTGTATATTAAGTTTCCGGAAATGAGTCAAGACACTGGACAGCCTATGAACCGTGCAAACCGAGCAATTATTACTGATGCAATTACAATGGGGTTACGAACGCTTACTAACAAGGATTACGAAGTAGGTGCAGCAATGGCTGACCACTTTCAATACATTGCATTCGATGCACTTGCTGGCACTATTAAGGAGTTTGACCAAAAGATTTTGAACTTTATAACAGCCGCCGAAGTTGATGACCAGGGAATGGTGTATATGGCATGTATGGGCTCTCGTTACCATCGCGAACTTATCAAGGAGGTCCGACAGGAATTGACACAAGGCTTATATACTACAAGTATGCATCAAGGAGTAGTAGGGCAGCACATTCGCATTAATGTTAAAACAATTGCAAAGTTTGCAGGCAAGGTGTTTACTGGCTCAGTAGTCCGAGCAACAGATGGTGCTAATCTGTATTTTTGGACCAGCTCGCAACTTGTTGATATGTGGCCAGACATGCCCGAAGAGTATCCAATTGTTGGCGTAGTCAAGGCCCATGGACATACTCTGCACGGTCTACACAATGTTGAGTATGACGGAATCAATATGCAAGGTCCAGCCGAAACCCGTCTAACAAGAGTGAAAATTGTAATGTAATATTGACAATTGCGTCTTTATGTAGTATAATGTATCAATATATAATTAAGGAATAACTATGTCAGGATATGCAGAGATGTACGAATGGGAGGATGGAAATCCCAACAAGGAAGATCGATTTGGATTAAGTGTAATCCTTCGTGGTGATAAGATTATCCCTATAACAAACTGGGCGCAATTTGTTGAACAGGACAATATTATAGGGGTTGTTGCAACTGACCACACGCTTGTTACATTAATAGGAAATATGGCAGCAGATGAATGGCACGGCAAGTATAAACGCGGCCATATTGGACAGTTATACTGGGAACCGCATACTATGGTCGAATGGATTGTGTCTGGATTTAGACACTGGTATTCTACTGATCAAATACCACCGGGCCTTATAGTTCCTAAAGATGCAGTATATTATGAAGTAGATCGCGATGGAAATCAATTGACAAGAAAGATACTAACCAACGAGTTCGATGATAATGCACCACCGTATAAACCACGGTGGGCTCGCAATGAATGGGGCATTGTAATTTTACTTGGGAGAGCGATTGTTAGGGATGACACTGTAGTAGGTAGATCGTGGATTAAGTTAAGAGATTTAGAAGGAACTACTGGTGGCGGCCAGGCAATAGCAGAATGGTTTATTCGATAAGGAATGGTATGTCAAAAGAAGATATGGCTGCAAAGATATTAATTGGTGGTATTAAAGAAATGCTTAAGGATAGCACTTATTGCTACGTAGCGTCTTCATCTGAATACAGTGACCTCCGAGACAAAGGAAAAGAATATGTCATCGCACTTGTAAATGCTGTCCTCCCGCTATTTGTTGACGCAGAAAAAGAAAGAATCCAAGAAGCAGCAGAGATACTAATGTTAAAGAAGCTAAGTACATAGAGAATATAAATGGGAAGAATTAAATGACAATTTTAGCACTAGACATTACTGGTACGCCAAGACAATGGATTTCGCACGATGATGCAATTTCCTATCACGCCCGCAAAGCAGTGGCATGGAGTCTTGGAGGTATTGTCGCTCGCTACCGCGGTGGAATCCAAATGGATGGCACGATGAGCTACCTTGAATCGCCAAGCATTATTGCAATTAAAGGTCACGGGTTCAATCCGTACAAGCATTCTACTGTTATCCTTACAAATAGGACATTGTTTGGACGGGACCGTAATATCTGTGCGTACTGTGGCGATCACCATGCAAATCACACTCAACTTAGCCGGGACCATATTGTGCCAACAAGTAAGGGTGGTGAGAACTCATTTGAAAATTGTGTTACAGCATGCCGCTCTTGCAACTCACGCAAATCGGATTTAACGCTAAAAGAAGCAAAGATGGAACTTCTGTACCTCCCTTATGCTCCTTCACATGCTGAAAATATGATCCTGCAGAATAGAAATATTTTGTCTGATCAAATGGACTTTTTGATGATTCGCGTTCCGAAACATAGTAGATTGGTTACATAACCCACACGCAGCATGAAACTAATAGTAACATCCCCTAATGGAAAAATTACCACTTACATTACCGTAGGCGAATATGAAATTGCTACTGGATTTAAGCAACGAAATATATACCATCTTGCAACAAAGTATCCAAATCAAATAATAAAACGAGGGCGATTTGTTGGGTACACATTTCATCTTGTTAAACCGGCCAGTTGACACTTGACACCTGGCGTATCATATGCTACAATATATCTATGTTCACTATTGAAAGATACAATGCTAAAAACATTTGTTAAAGGGTTGCGGCCGTACACTATATTTGACCCGCTGAATGCAGAGCACCGCAAGCTTTACTATAAGTTCTTAAAGACACACAGTTGGAAAAACTGCCCGTACCGATGGGTTATTGATGACGATAGTGTTGATCTTATGTATTCCATACAGCGAAAGCTATTGCCTTATTACATGAAGCGGGAATTTACAGATAAAAGTGCTACGACCGCTGTGCCCTTGTAATGGTAAAAACCGCCAATTATTAGTGTTGTAAAAATACAACAAAAACAGTTGACATATGGTCCTATTTGCAGTATAATTAATACTTAAACAGCAAATAGGATTTAGTATGAAAAACTGGACCGACTCCACTATTAATTGGCACCAACTGCCTGGAACTGAAGTTAAGCGTCTGCTTGCTACTTGGGGCAAGAATCCCGCAGAAATTGCAAAGTATGACAAGGCTCACGGCTTTGTTGCACTTGAATCAATAAAGCCCAAAATCAAAGTGACTCCACAAGTTGCTGCATTGCCAGGCGTTACTCCATTGGGTATCAAGCCGGTTGCTAAGAAAGCAGTTAAGCCTCCTAAAGCAATGGAGTTGAAAGTTGCAATTCGTGAAAAGCACAAAGGGGCAGATGGCGAAGTGAAATTCGTATTGCATCGTAATCTTTGGATTGGATTTTTTGGCGGCAAGGTTGTTGTAACCAAACGCTCAAAGGAACAGTGTTTGGAAGTGTTGCAAAAATACAACACTTAACATTGACAGTTGTTCCAATCTGCGTTATAATTAATACTTAAACAGCAAACGGAGATCGAAATGACACCAAATTATTCAATGTCCTCAGAATTTGGCAACGATGCAGTTCATGCAATTGTCCGCCAAGCTCGCATCCTTCACATGAATTGGCCCGAGGTTCACAGGGAACTTGTATCCCTTGCGCAACGGTTCCCCAATGACTTTGGAGAGGCTGACAGCGACTTCGTTCGCAAAGCTGTATATATCGATCTGGGGTTTAGCTCCAACTTCTACGCCGCCCCTACAACACCATTTTATTGCCAAGAACCAGTCGATTGACAGGTTATTATTTCTATAGTATAATTAACTTTTAACAGAAGGAACTGAAAATGAATACGCTCCAAGAAGTAAGCAACGGCATCATGCAAGCTAATTTCACCAATGATGAGCTTAACAAGCTCGCTGAGATTATCCAGTTTCGCAGGGGTTTGCTGGCCAAACTAAACAAGCGGACCTTTAGCATTGGCTCTAAAGTGAAATTCACTTCGACCCGCAGTGGCCTTACTATGTCAGGCAGCGTATCTAAAATCGCAATCAAGTTCATTACTGTTCTGACTCCAACTGGTAACTGGAAAGTACCGGCTAACATGCTGAGTGCCGCATAATATAAACAAAGCAAAGGAATATATAATGATACCGTTATATGAAATTTGGGTTGGCGTTGGTGAGCCAACTATGTCCCCTGGATTCAATGGGCGTTCACGCTGGACTCCAGCTTTGTATGGTGACTATAGTACGATGCAATTGCCGTTAGCATGGGCAAGGGACTATGTGTTTGGGCTATCAAAAAAACTCAAATGTCCAACTGAAGTGCGTTGTAAAAATCATAAAATAAAAGTATCGTTTGCGTATTCTGCATAACTAAGCATCAATAAGGAAAAATCATGCAACTATCTACAATCATCAAAATTGCTATCGCTGTCTTCGTGTTAGTTCTTGCTTTTTGGGGAACTATCGCCTACGTCGCAGTCCACTTTGTTACTAAATTCTGGTAGGAATACACAATAGACTTTGCTGCACTTATTACCCTTGCAATCGCTATTGGTGTCTATGTGGGATCGGCTCCCAATTGGATTTATGATTATTGGTGGCGGGCTATTGTTGATGTAAGTAATTGAGATTAAAATGACCAACTTGGAACTAGAAGAAATGTTTCGCTTGCAGGCGCGCCAGAAACTTGGTTTTGTGCAAGGACCTGTCCGCGACGAATTAATGGTTCTTGAAGAAAAGTACGCTATTCATCGTCAGGTAGTTGAAGAACAGCGCCAGTTGAATAATGACTATCATGCACCAGAAGCAGAGCGTGATACATTTGGTAGCCTGCTTGGTTCAATTGTACGCGGCGCCGCAGTTGGATATGCTGCTGCCAGAATTCTCAATTACGACCAGAAGGATAAAAAATGAACGCAGATCTCAACAGTATAATTTCAATTCTTGAGAACGGAATCAAGCTGCTCAAGGACAACGAATGTACCTTGCAGCAAGAAGCAAACATTTTTCGTGCTATAGGAAGTATAAGCACTGCCCGAGCCGAAAAGGTTCGTATAGAAATAACATTACGGGAAATAGTATGACATTGACATATATTGGATTATATTCATTCTTTGTAGGACTGCTATTTGGCGTGATCATTGGTTTGACATTTGCAGCATTGATTAAAATAGACAACAAGGAAAAGTATGAAGAAGATTAATTGGCAGACGTTTGAAGATCCTGCTTACTTTCCCGTGGTCGAAAGCGATGAAGCGTTCGAAGGATGGGATGATAAACTTGATGAAGTTGATGAGCAATACATGGGACTTAAGGAGCTTGTATGACTGCCGATGAAGACATTAGTAAGCTAACCAATACATTACCGGCGCACATTAAACGAGCAATGAAAAATCTACAGGAAGTTACCGACTTGCAAGAAGAAAACTTTGAGGCAATTGTAGAAGATACTGCATACTTAGATGCAATAAACGTCATTAATAAAATAAAGGAACTAAAATGAAAACGGCACGCCAACTCAACATTGAACATCTTGTACATGTTCGTGACTCCACCAAGTCATGGCAGCTTGGGACTCATTATGATACTGCCCCATTATTGGACGTTATGCATTTGTGGATTGCAAAGAAATATGATTTTGCCCCATTGCAATTGGTGATGAGCACGTGGGCAGGCGATGAATTTAGCCCGTATGTAAGCATGAATTCGTAATGTCAAACCTTATTGCCAGTGCAGTAAGCATAAATCCCGAGCTTATAAAGGTATTGGTTAGTGGTCAATATGGGCCAGGGATGCCTTGTGACGTACATTGGAATGGTAGTTCCCGGGAGTTTATATTGGAAGAAGTAAATGACAACAAATTATAGCGAAACATGTACCGTAGTTGCGGTGGCAAGTAAGAAGTTTATCGAGGGCGTAGTGATGGACTTTCATGACAAGCGTAATCTTACTGTGGTGCTAAACAAGTCAGTTAAACTTCTGATGGCGTGGAACGGCCGTGTTTATGAAGGCCGCAATGCTGGATTGGACTTTGAGAGCTACGGCCCAAAAGTAATATCAAAATATTAACATGACTACACATACAAAAATTATCGAGGACACAAGGGACGGTAATAATACAAACCGCATTATATATTATATCAACTCTACCCATTTGCGTTCTTATTTTGGGACACCAGAAGCCTTTTTAAGCAGCGATGGATTTAAAAAGAGGCAGATGTGCGACTTTATTATCAAAAATAGCGAATTTATTAAGAATCGTCAGCTGCCCGAAACTCTAATAGATGCTGCATTAAAGTCAGGTAACGAAGCGGCATTGCGTGAGAAATATCAAACTCTAAATGATTCATATATAGAATATCAATCACTTCTAACATTATTAAAGGAATAACATGTTTACATTTACAGATGAAGATCTTACAGCACGGCGAGCAAAGCTAAATGATGAATTAGGTAATAAAATTTGCATCATCGAATTTGTCAAGGTCAATGGAGAACTCCGCGAAATGCCCTGCACCCTTGATACTGCATACTTGCCCCCAGTTGCATTAAATGAGCATCACTCTACAAAGTTGTTTAAGCCTGAAGTGATGAGTGTGTGGTGTACCAATGCTGAAGGCTGGAGAAGCTTCCGTGTTGAAAACGTAATTTCTATTCGTACTAAGGATTAATATGTTTGATATGTCTACAGGTGACCTCCTACTTGCATTGGTTATTTTCTGGATTGCGTTCAAAGTTATCATTACAATGATACATAGATATCTAACACGTAGACTTTCAAAAATGAAAGACTTTATTAAACGATCATTTATATCATTGACAATTGAAAAACATGACGGCATGCTCTTTGTATATGACGCAGTTACTAGCGAGTTTGTATGTATGGGCAAAACGCTTGAAGAACTTGGGACTGCATTTAGACTACGCCATCCAACACTAAAAGGTATTTTTATTAAGGACGGAAACAAAGGTGTAATATGAAAGCATATATTGCATTTCCACTCCTTGATATCAATGGGCTTCAACTACTACTAATCAAAACAGAAGATAGTTGCGAAATATCAATTTTTAATGAACATACTAACAACACTATACTGCGACTGGTGCCAGCAACTCTTGCAAATCTCGAACGTGCAATAAGTATCCTTAAAGGCGAATCTTCAGGAGATTATTGATGTCAACACAATGGATTGTACTGTTTGATGACAATGGATTTGATACAATAATCCCATGGTCAGACATCGCAGAGGAAGGGATGCTACAGGTTCTTAGCGGAGCAGAATCAGCAAAATGGCATGGAAACTCGCTTGTCAATAACTTGCTAATACGGGCAAGATTTAATACTCAACGCAATGCAGAGGTCTGGGGATTTAATACTGCTGAAGATATTGATGTTGAGTTAATGAATTCATCGTGTGATAAGAATTCAAAAAATATGAAAAAGCTAATACGAAAGCACGGTGAGAAATTATTTTGACGACTTAATTATGTTTACCAACTCAGGGCTTTGCAGCACCTCAGTATGTCCATAGTGCAAAACTATTTCAAGCGTTGGATTCTTTAGGTCGCGTTGGCTTTCAACTGTTACTACACCGTCATTGGCATCAACACCCCATATGTCAAATCCGTGTGTAGTAACAACATTTGTCCATGGGCACGGTGGCGCAATTCGACGAGGTTGCGTAGTCCATTTCTCTGTCCTGCTTAACATAGTAAGCCACGGAGATGTCATATTGAACAATCTCCAGAAACTAACTGACTTAGAGCCACCCCATGGTGTCCCGATAGAAATAGCAGCAGTTACTAAACCTGGGTTTCTTTTAGCAAGATGCCATGCATAGAGGCCTCCCATGCTGTGGCCGACAACGACACATGGTTCGGTAATAAGTTTATCCATGGCTTTAAGGTTATCTTCTGGCTCAATTGTCATACCCCACGATATACGTTCGTGATTCTCAAGATGGTGACCTACCCAATTCCATGACATATTGGACGCATTGGCGCCATGTATGAGAAACTTTTTCATTGACAACTCCTTATATTAATGCTATACTTATTCATTATGAAACCAAAAATAATTAAAGCTCACATGGAAGTTGCAGAAATATATGCAAAGCTATCGTCTGCCAAACGATTGCAAGTAGGTGCTATCCTGGTCAAAGAGGACCGTATCATCTCAATCGGCTACAATGGCATGCCAAGCGGTTGGGATAATAACTGCGAAGATAAAGCGTATATGGATCCGGGTGCAGGTGGATGGCTTGGTGCCGAGGAGATTTATGCGCGGTGGCCACTTACTGAAACCGTGGTAGTTGCAGGGGAAAACGAGAGCTGTGAGATACTTCGCCGGTATTGTTTGAAAACCAAACCCGAGGTCCTCCACGCGGTGGCCAACGCCTTGGCAAATGTTGCACGAAGTACTGAATCAAGCGAAGGGGCGGTGTTGTTTGTAACCCATGCCCGTGTATTGAATGCGCAAAAATGATCTACCAAAGTGGTATTACGCAAGTATTTTACCGTGACAACTATCGTAGTGACGCGGGTCTTGCCTTTCTTAGACAAGCAGGCGTTACTATAAATAAATTAGAAATCGATTGACATAGAGACAACTATAGTGTATAATATTATTATAAGGAGTATATTACGATGGCAAGTCACAGCAGATATTGGTCCTGCTCAAAGTTCGGCGATTGGGTCCGCGGCACTGCTAAACTGAAGGCAGGCACCTCTGAAGAATGGGACAACTGGAATACTCTGGCTCAAATGAAACACAGCTTTCGCTTCTGGATGGCCGAAGAAGCACTGGGTCACATTCAAGATTTTGTTACATGGCCCGTCAGGAGCATATATGCCGTCAAGTACTACATCAACAATCGTTGGGTCACTCGTACTCACTGCCTTACTGCTTCTCGCGTTGATATTAAACCCGGCGATTGGAGCGATGTTGGCAACAGGTTTCTTCCCTGCCTCTTCAACGAGCTTGTGGACTTTGTGGAAGTAGAACTGGCATGGTGGAACATTGCATGGTCTGAAGAAGGACGTAAAAAATATAATGCTCCGTTCTATGCAACCGGTT